CTTTAAGTTGTTTTCTGACTGCAGTATCTAACTCTGGATTTGGAATACTAAGTTCATCTAAACCATCTTGCACAAGTTTATTAGTCTCTTCCATGACTACACCCTTGATGTTTGCAGTCAGTCCTGTAAGTTTCTTCTGTATACGTTGTGACATGATGTTTATCTCATAGTCCATGTCAACAACAGAACCATCTAATTTATTAATGAATTGATCTATGTCATTCTTCTCTACACCACGAGCAAACTTCATAAACTCAGCGAGAGGACCTTCTAATTTTGTAGCAGTCTCTGATCCACACTTACCATTACCAACTTGGACTGTAACCTTTTGCTTCTCAGTTGCTAATTTCTGCTTTTCACTCTCCATTTCAGCAGGACCGCGTTCATTCTTATCATCAGTAGAATTATGCGTATGTCCATCATTATTTTTTGGTGCTTCATCTAGACCAGTTTCTTCATTGATCTCAACTGTGCTACCTGTATTTGGTGAGCTACTACCATCACTATTGTGATCTGGATACTCATAGTCAGGTGATACTAATTGTGCAAATCCCTCTTCTTTACCACCTTCTACACCATAACCTCCGCCAGGATTCTCATCAGCGAGAGTTCCCATAACAACAGGAATCTGTGCAGATGTGCCATCCATGAAGAATCCAATAACCCAACTGTTGATCTGCAATTGATGTATGGATCCCATACCAGATCTCATAGAATATATTGGTGGCATCAATACCTGTGCCCATGGTAGGTCTGTTGTAGGTAGTTCTTTTCTATTTGGATTATGATATCCTACGATTCTAACCTTTACTTTATTAGTCCAATCCCAGTCAGAGTAATCCCAACCACCTAGTCCAAGTCGTGATGATGAATTCCAAAATCTTCTACCATCATTCTCTACCTGTCCAATCCACCAATTGAACCCTTCTCTACCTATAAAATTAGCAATATTCTCATTCATCATGATTTTTCACCGTCGGAGTCAGTAAACAATGTAAGTTTAGTAGTCATCTTATCTTCACTATTTTTATAAGTTCTCTCAACTCTACCAATAACCCATTTTCCAGAGTTAGCATGGTCTTGCTCTCTATCTCTACCACCTTTGTATATGTCTAATTGCACAACCTCACCAATTTCTAGTGAATAATCTGATACTAATTCTACAGTGCATTTTTTATTGTAAAATAATTTTTCCCTTAATGAGGATTGTGAAAGTTGTTTTGTAAAATCTCTTGAGTATATTCCTCTAGTAAACAATGCTGAGTCAGATATTTTAGACATGATCCTTGTATACGTGCTACTCTTATCAAATCCTTTATAGAATTCTGGTGTCCTACGAGAGTTCATCAATGGAACACTTCTGTAATATTTATTGATGTTGAAAGGATATTCTCTATACCTCATGTCTCTCAAATCTAATGTCATGGTGTTACTAAGGTAAGAACCCATGTTCATGCCCGCCAATAAATCACATGATGATTCTACATTTACTTTTGATACAGATATGATACCTTTATCTTCTTCCTCCTCTAATTCTCCCGACTCATGCCCTGCAACAATTCTAGTAACAGGTGTTTTCTTTGAAAAAGAGTCATAAGATACAAAATGATATCCTGATCTAGTCTCATAAAAACAATATCCTGCAGTAGCATTATATCCACTACCTTTTGCGGGTATCGCTCTTGCTGCCAACCATCTAATAGCAGTAAATGGGTTCCAGTATGGTGATACAAATGAAAATTTATTTAAAGTTGGTTCAAAATCTACAAGTCTATTTTTATCAATACCCATGAGATCTTGTAGAATCTCTTTTTTAACAATTCTATCTATTTTTGCACCACCACCTTTACCAAATCTACGTGATATTTTATTAGCAGCGTTATTTAAGAAGTCAGTTTTACATAATCTTATAACTGCTGACGATTTCCCACTTATATTTTTTCTATCTTGTATATCGTAGATAACAAAATCCCCTCCTAACTGTGTTTTTCCCTCACTATCATCAACCACTATGAACACATTCTCCATGCCAGTAAGTTGTGATAAGAAACCACTTTCAGTATCTGTTATCTGCACATCCATAAGCATAGTGGCAGATCTTATATCTTCAATATAATTGACATATAACACCTGATTAGTGCTTACAGGAGGATAGTCAGCAATGAAGAATCCAACTATGTTAAAATTTGACTTCTGATTTACTGACATTAGAATTGCGATGTGGTGTTGTATACGTCAAGGTAGGGAGAATCAAAGATCTCAGGTTGTGCTAACTCACTACCCTCTTGTGGAGAAGGAGAAGGAGGGGGAGTATCCTCAGATCCTCCAGCCATAACTCCCGATGCAAGTGCAACTTGTTTCTCTGTTTTAGAATCTGCTGACTCTCTATTCTCTTGTATAGTCTTATCAGTCAATTCTGTTAGATTGACTGTCTGTTCATTCTTTGGTGAGAATATATTTTTGATACCACCAAATGCCTTCATACCAAGTTTTAAACCCATGCCCATTGGTGTCATACCAAATGCTTTGCCAGCTAAACCCTTTAAACCTTTACCTAAACCAGATGCTTTACCCGCTAATCCTTTTGCACCTTGGAATATCTTGGTACCTGCATTAAATGCCATACCCATTGGTGTCATGTTAAACAGTTTTCTAGCAAGACTCTTACGTTTCTTGATAGGTTGCATTGCCCTTTCACCTGTTTTAGGATCACCAAGTCCTATACCATCAGCAGTTCCTGTAAATGGTGCACGTCTTCCATATGAAGGATCTCCCGAAGCTGGTGGTAACATAGGTTGACCTCCACCACCGCCACCTTCTTCTGCTGTATTATTACTCTTAAATGCTTTTCCTATTAAATTACCTAGCATCACTTGCCATCTTGGTCTCTTCTCACCACTCTCTTCACTATCATTATCTTCTTCATCATTCGCAACTTCAGCACTAGCAGCACCTAAATTAAACGCAGCTGCTAACTTACTAATATTTCTATTCAATATCTTAGACGCTTCCTTACTTGGTGCAGGAATCTTCTCTAATAAATCTGTCATTGCAACAGCAGCAGATTTAGCGGGTAGTGCCAATGCATCGCTAAATGCTTTCTTCATCTTCTCATCTACTTCAAATTCATCACTAAGATCTTTCTTCACCTTATCTACTGCATCATCCTCACTTGCATTTACGTTCTCTAGTGATTCTACTTTTGGTGAGTCACTTGCTTTAGCATACTTAGCAGGTACAGGTTTACCCTGTGATTCAAAGAACTGTCTTACCCTCTCGTTCTTGTCATATATTGTGTTACCATCCTTGTCTTTACTTTGTGCTGCGATTGGATCTGGAATTAATGGGTCTAGTGGTTGTGGTGAAGGTGTGGGTGGTTTTACATTGTCTGAACCACTAGTTGTTTGATCTTTGTCTGGTTTATCTTTATCATCTTTTGATTTGGGTTTATCCTTTCCAAGAGACTTTTTAAGTTTTGTTTTATCTTTTATAAAATCACTTATACCTTTACCTACGTTCTTTATACCTTTACCTGTTCTCTTCGCAGCATCCTTTATGCCTTTGCCAGTTGCATCTGCTGCACCTTTGACACCTTTCTTAATACCTTTGCCAGTTGCAGACGCAGCATCTTTAATACTTTTACCAGTAGCATCTGCTGCTGATTTTATACCTTTACCCGCTGCAGTTGCAGCACTTTTCCCAGCCTTCGCTAAGCCTTTACCTGCCTTATCAGCAAGTAATGATGCGTTCTTGCCTATAGACTTGCCTATACCCTTAGCAATATCACCTAATCGTGTGTCAGGTTCAATTTCAGTATTTTCTAGATCATCAACTCTTTCTTCTACATTTTCTAGTTGTTCAACTTTATCTTCTAGTAACCCAACACGTTTTACCACACGACGTTGTGACTGCAGAGATCTCTGCATCATCTCATGTGATACACCCTTGTCCATATTGTCAGAATCGCCAGGTAATTTCATTTAAGTTCTCACTACTCCTTTACCCATAGGGTCAATAACTGTTCTTAAGTCAACCTTTTTAGTTGCTTTTGCTACCATCGCAGGATTCTGTGGTGATGGCACATATACAATTTTAGGTTCGCCAGGTATAGGAATGACGTTAGGTGGTGTGCTACCATCACCTGTTCCTTGTGTTACTGGTTCACTATTTAACGTTTCTTTTGCAACACCTGTGCCAGGTGCAGTAATAGAAGATCCACCTCCACTACCCTGTGCAGGAGAAGTAGAACCCGATGATGGTTTTCCTACTGGATCATCAAGGTTAGGAATCCACTTATTTTTGCCAGGTTGTAACCATTTATCGTTAGGTTCGTTGTTATAGTAATCAAAGTGAACTGGATCTCCTTCACCTTGCCATTGGAAACCATACTTCTTACCATTGTCTCTCATCCACTGGTTTGCTTTTGAGTAGTAATCAATATCAATTGCCCAACCTTGTCCATGTGGTGACTGTCCTACAGGTGCAGGATTTATGGCACTCTCATCGCCCGCTTCAGCTGCGTCTATCAATGCTTGTTGTTGCTCTGGACTTCTATATGATGATGTCACACTCATAGGCAAGTTGATACCATCTTTAGCAGCAGCGTTGACTGCTTTGTTCCATGCTTTCTCAGTAGATGGGTTCAATATGATAGGTCTACCATACATGTCCTTGGTAGGATCAGGTGCTTCTATACCACTTTGTTGCTGCTCTGCTTCTTTTTGACCTGGCAACACGCCCATATCTTTAGCAGCAAGTGTAGCATCAAGTCCTATGGATACAGCAGTTCCAACGCCAGGTATTGTACCTGCAATACCAGACGCTGCTTCTAACATTGCACCTTTGAAATCACCTTTCATTAGTCGTTGTCCTGCAAACAACAGTCCTGCACCTAAACCGACAAATGGTATCTTCTTTAACAGTCCTTTGCCTAGTGCTTTTGCACCTACCTTTGCTATCGCTTTACCACCAACTTTTGCTGCAATTTTCTTAGCACCTTTCTTTAACAGTGCTGTCCCTGCTTTACTTGCACCCTTAACTAATTTTGTCCCAGACTTAGCAACCTTACCCGCACTCCTCATTCCTTTCTTACCAACAGCAAGAACGTTTCTAATTTTCTTTCCTATTTTTGTTTTCTTTAGAAATTTTAATCTCTTCCCTAGTTTAAGATTCTTAAGTTTACTCAGTCTCTGTAAAAATTTAAGTGGATTACCTGATCCCTTCGTTGGATCTTGTTGTGCTTTCTTTTCTTCTTTAGGTGGCATTGCACCACCCGCCATCTTCTGTCCACCCCACCAATCTAGTGTTGCTTTTAATCCGATCTTCTTAGCGGGTTTTGCTGAACCTGATATACCAAATACTGCCTTTAACTTCTGTGCCTCTGCCATGACACTACCTCTGGCAGGGGATGCGGGCAACTGTTTTAGAAATCCTATAGAAGAACTAATAAGAACTGACGCACCCTCTTTGTATATTTCATTTACTGCCTCTCCATAATTTTTTACAGGAGTTACTATCTCAGGTTCTTTCTCACCAACCTTTGCAATAGTTGGGCGTTTTACTAGACCACCCTCTGCTAGTTCTACTTCTACTTTATATGGTAAATTCTTTTGCTGTGCTACTTCTGGTACTACTTTCTCTATAGTTTTTTCTTCTACTACAGTTTCTTTTGTCTCCTTCTTCTTTATATCATCTGCTGCTTTATATGTTTCTGTGCCACTTGCAAACTGATTATTAACATCACTGACAGGAACTGGTACAATAGCAGGTACATAATCTTTAGGTGCTCCAACAGCACCACGAACCCCTGCAAACAATTCTTGCATGGAATTCTTTAAAAAATTAGTGATTGCTCCTGTTTCCATTAGCGTCGGTTTTCCTCAGCGATACGGTCTCGTTCCTTTTGTAGGTGTTGTGCAAGCATATTTACATATACCTCACGTTCCCAAGGCATCATATTTTCAATATCTGTCAAGCTATATTTATGGTGTTGTACCAGAGAAAAATTAGTTTGATAGAAGGTCATGATGCCCTCGTGAAAGAGGGCTATACGAAAAAATCAGATAATCCTTCTAATACAACCTCATTAACAACCTTAGTCTTAGGATTTTTTACTTTCAATACATGTCTAAGAGTTGGCATTGTCTCAAAAAATGATTGTATCTTTTCAAATTGACTGTTGGTTAGTCCTTCAACCCATGCTTTTGACTCATCGAGAGAGTCAGAAGTAAAGTCATCCTCACCAACATAAACTCTTTTGATGCATTTAGCCACAAGTTCGTATTCATCAACCTTTTCATCCATGAAATTAATTTTAGCAAAATAATCTAAATCAGGATATTGCATCTCAATAGTAAGATTGTCATCCAATTTTATGATATTAGTATGACCTTTTGGAAAATTGACTTTGACGTCATCTACCATAAATTTTACATCTACAGTTGTCTCTCCATCGTCACCACATGTAACTCTCATCTCAATCTCTTCACTGATTGACCTAGCACGTATTTGCAGAAACAAATACTCAATGTCAAACAAAGCAAGGGTTGCCATGTCCACCTTTGTAATAAGACATGCTTTTATAGTATTTGTGATAGCGTCTAATATTTGCTCTTGATCTTCATTCTCCATTGCCAAGATCAATATTTTTTGTTCTTTGACAAGAAATGGTCTATACTTTACTTTCTTCTTTGTAGAAGGAATTGTCAATGTATAGGTTGGCGTTGCAATCTCAGGTAATGCCATAATTTATAATTTCAGTATATTATATAGTAGGTCACATGGAGTGCATTAAGTGACTATACTCATAGTAAAATCCCACTGTTACTTTAACAAGTTGAGCTGCTCCAGCTGAATATGGTATTGATGCTACGGTGTATGGATATGCATGCACAAGTCTTGCGTTCCATGGATTGTAATAATCTTCTTTCTTCACGTTTCCACTTTCGTCCCGTTGTTCTTCTGCTGCTCCCTTAAATTTTTCTAACTTGCTTATGAACATGTCACATGCATAGTCCTCATAATAGTTAGATGCAAATGCTCTCTTATATGGTTGATCATCATAAAAGAACTCAGGATTACCAGCTACACCATTCTGTGTAAAATCTTGCCATGCTCTAAAAAATCTCAATGGTAGTGATGTTCCGTCCATAAAGAAACTTAGATCCAGTTCGTTATATACTTTGGCGGTTGCCATTTTCTGTGTAATACCTTTGTGGACTGACTTAACATCAAATGCAGAATAAGTTACGCCTGGCAACTGTATCTCATTACATAGCAACTGTAAATTTAACTCATCACCATTATCAGTCAACTTTAAAAAATCATCTCCAAGATTATCCTCAAAGAATTTTCCTAACTTTTCTTTCTTAGCAAATGAGAATTGGTATAAATTGGATGCAGAAATACCACCAGACTTTCCAATAGCCTGCATGAAATTCTGTACTCCTCTTGCGGATGCCATAAATAACCGTATGGTTTGATATATGTATTTATGAAGTCTTACAAGGGAAAATACAAAGTCATCAACTATAAGAAGTATATTGGTGATCCTACGACTGTCATATATCGTTCTTTGTGGGAAAGAAAAGTAATGATATACTTTGATCAACGCAAAGATGTCAAACGTTGGTCATCAGAAGAGATAGCGATTCCTTATCGAAATCCCTTTGATGGTAAGGTTCATAGATACTTTCCAGACTTTTACTGTGAGAGAATAGATCCTAAGACTGGTAAGATAGTCAAAGAGGTTATAGAGGTAAAACCAAAAAGACAAACATTACCACCTAAATCCAAAGGTAAGACATTATTAACTGAGAGAAAAACCTATATTATAAACCAAGTAAAATGGGAAGCTGCACATGACTATTGCACCGACAGAGGATACGTCTTCAGAATCTTCACCGAAGAGCAGATTCGACCAGCTGATTACAGATCTAAAAGGAAATAAAATATCTAACTCTCAACTAAGGGATGAGGTGTTTAATATATTGTTAAACGATGCTACTGAATCACCGAGCACAGGTAAGTATTACACGTTTGAATATGATCCTAAATTTGCAGATAGATTGAAAGAATGGGATCAATATCCACTTGTATATGCTATGGAATATAAGAAGAATAATCTAATTGGTGCAAATATACACTATATACGTGGTACAAACTCCCGATTAAAGGCACTAAATAATAAAAGGTTTCCTAAACGAACTTTACGTCAATACATACCAAAGAATGCAGATCGCATCTTTTTTGAGATAGGCGAAGATGAGGTGCAACTACTAAGCACACTACCTATAGAAAAATTTCATCGTAACAGATAATGGCTGAAACGCAAAATACAGTTATTGAATATCCAGTAGGTCTCTCTGAGATCCCATTTGCTTCCTTCTTGCAAATAGAGAAGTATAGTTATGATGAAGCACAGAAAACTGTTGCAAAAGATCAGAATGATGCTTTTGGTTCATTAGCAAGAAGTCAGTTAGGCAATGCGGTTGACCTTATAGGTAAAGCACAAGAAGGTGCATATGCATCTGGAAATTTTTCTGAGGGACAGAATGAAAGATTTAATGAAGTATATAATTTAGCAAAAGAATCACAATATTATCAAGAAAAAGCAAATAAGGGTAGAGGTAACGGTCCTCTAATAAAAAGTGTCAACATTACTGATCCGAATGTAGATAAAAGTCTAATTGTAGTAGTAAATGGTGAGAAGATAACTGTAGGTCAACTGTTGCAGAAAAAACAGGAGATGAGAGATAGACAAAGTAAAGGTCTAATGTCTAAAAAATGCATGTTACCTTTACCTAATGAGTTTCAATATAAGTATGGTGCAGATTGGAATAACGAATTTAAGTTAGGAACACTAGCACTTGCAGCAGATGATGCAGGAAGATTTTTAGCAACAACTGCGGGTGGTGCGTTGCTTGGTGGAGGAGGTAGTGCACTTGCACAATATCTTAGCAATCCAGTAACAAGTGGTCCTCAAAAACAAGTGTTAAAATCTCTTGGGATTGATCCTACTAAAGTTGTTCAAGGTGCTGCAGGAGGTGCAGCAAAAGCTGCTAATTTATATGGTGTTAACAGTCAACTTAATCCTACTAACCTTGCAGGATTAGCAGGACTAGCACCTAATGAGAACTCGATACAGTTTTTCCAAAGAATGCAGGGTAGGCAATTTAGTTTTAGATTTGAGTTAGCAGCAAGAAACGCAAAAGAAAGTAAAACAATAATTGAAATAATTGAATGGTTTAAACGTGGTATGCATCCTGGCTCAAAACAAGGTAGAGGTAGTGCAGTATTGCTTACATTCCCAGATGTATTTGTATTATGTCCAAAGTTTGTTAAGTGTGATGAGGAAGGTAATCCTATAGGAGATCCAATACAACATCCTATGATGCCCAAGACTAAGATATGTGCATTGACAGGTTTGACTGTAAACACAACACCATTTGGTCAGTTGCAAACAATATTTGATGGATCTATTCCACTAGTAACTATGGAATTAATGTTTATGGAAACAACAAAACTCACACGTGTAGATATGGAGGGTGCTTCATATACAGACGAAAAGGCATCAAGAGTTGTTGGTATCAGAACATCATCAGGTGGTTTTGTTACAGATCCAGATAATAAATTTACAGGAGTGGTAACTTACTAATGTTAAAAAGACTTCCCGATTTATTCTATAACTTTTCGTCAAGACCTCTTGACTCAGATTATTTGCTTGTCAAAAATATATGGAGACGTGCACAAATTCTTGTAGAATATAAATCACAAGTAACTTTGTTTACCGAAGAAAACGTAAGAGACGGTGAGCGTCCAGAAGATATCGCTACTAGATTATATCGAAATCCTTTTTACAACTGGACTATACTTGTCATCAATGATATTACAGATGTATATGCTCAGTGGCCTAAATCTGTACAGCAACTACAAGATTTTATAAATCAAAAGTATGATAATCCTATGGCAACAAAGCATCATGTAACCACAGAGGTTAAAGATGCTAACGATAATATTATTGTTCCTGCGGGTAAGGTTGTTCCATCTAATTTTCAAGTATCATATTACAATGGAAGCACAACTGTTACTTCAACTCCTGTAGCATCAGTAACTAATGCAACATATGAGACAGAATTAAATTCAAAGAAACAAAATATACAAGTAGTTAAACCAGAACTAATTGAAGATTTTGTATCGGTGTATTATGAGATATCAAATAAAGGTAAGAACCAACCATCGGCAACGTCAGCAGCAGATATAACAATGGATTAAAAAAAGGGGTCGTATGACCCCTTTACTATTAGTCGTCTTGTGCTAGTTGAGCAAAGTACGATAACGTATCTTGTTCTGGTGCAGCAGATGGTGCTGTCGTGGCAACTGGTGTTGGTGCTTCTGCCTCTTCTTCAAAGACTTCTTCATCAACTGGTTTAGAGTAGTTACCCTTCAATGTAGTCTCAAGACGTAACTTAAGATCTTCATATGATTTGAACTGATCATCAGCAGTAAATGCTGCTAGACTATGTTCTTCCTTCCAGATTGCTTCCAATTCTTTGTCACTAAACTCACCTAGTGTAGATGGTTCAGCAAACTCAGACTTGTCGTAGTTCCAAAATCCTGCAACTCTTGTAATCTTGAGTTTGAAGTCAGCACCCTTCCAGAAATCGAATGGGTTTACTGGTGTCTCATCCTCAAATGCGGGTTGCATTGATTCCATAATCTTATCAAAGATTTTCTTACCATACCTGTATAAGAATACCTTACCTTCATTAGAAGGATTTGCACTATCTTTTACAACGTAGATGTTGCTGTAATAGTTTAACTTACGCTTTTGCTTGCGTGCTTGATCTCTTTGTGGAGATCCCTCTGCTCCTGCGTTCCATAGTTCTCTATTGAGATCGGAAACAGGATCTTTCTTGCCTAAAGTTGTCAAGGAGTTTTCAATATACCAACCGCCAGGTCCTTGGAAGGCATGACTCCATACTTGTGCCCATGGTAGGTCTTCACCATCGGGTGCAGGGAGAAATCTGATTACAGCGTAACCATTTCCTGCTTTGTCCACCTCTGGTTTCCAGAGACGCTCATCAGGACCTGCTTTGGTCTCTGACTTATTGAGATTTTCTGCTTTAGAAAGTAAGTCTTGAAAGTTAGACTTCTTCAATGCACTAAATGACATAATCGTATTCCTCGTATTTTTGTATTGTGAATATTACTGCGATGCAGCATTACTATTTATTGTAGCAGAAAAGAAATGATTTGACAAGCTGTTCTGCTCTGTCCTCTCCGAAGATACCTTTGAGGTATCCACCGACAGGATCCAATCTTGTCATATATGTGTCAAAGTCAGCATAAACTGAGGTATCTTCACCGTAAGGTTCTACTGCATCTACCATCCTAAAATATGCTTGCATATATTGTGCAAACTCTCCGACATATTGATCTACCTCATCCATCTTACACTTACGCACGAAAATATTCTCTGAGAAGTGATTACCTTTCTCAAAGAATCTATAGTCCTCTGTTGCTACTGGTAGGTCTGGATGTTTGAACAGATAGTTCTCTGTGGGATGTTGGAAGTCAAATACTATAATAACCTTTTTGTCGCTAAATCCCATAAGATCCATGCCAAAACAGGGAAGATTACAACCTGTTTTAGGATAGAGGATGTTGTTGTATATGCAAGAGTTTTCATTGTATATCTCCACTTCTCGTGCCTTCAAAAAATATTTATGACGATATATCTTTGCTGTAAGAGTTGTGTTACGTTTTCCTTCCCAAGTCATATCGAGAGGATCTTCTTCAAGTAAGAAAGTATTGTTTAAAACTTTCTTGTAATTTTGCCACAGGTTATTCATAGACACTCAAATCCATCTTAATTAAAATCTCACCTTCATGTTCTTCACGTTTAGGTTGACCTATCTTATCTAGGATCTCAGCAGGAATCTTTTTCTTAGAAATATCATAGGGTATCGGTGCGTTTGCTACACACACTCTAATACATTCCCACTGCTCTTCAGTAAAAAAATTATTATGATACATTATTTTTTAAATACACCTATCTT